TGTAGCCCTCAATTTCAACAATCGCTCTTTGTAGCGCCTGTAATTCTACGCCCATATCATGTATGCCATGTGCATCTTTATTTTCTAAGAAAACTTGAGCCATCTCCCAACATATTCTTTCTCTTTCTTTAAGAGACTTAATTCTTTTAATCATAGAGAAAAGTCCTTAAATGTATTTTCGTCTACATCTTTATTCATGCCACCAACAACATATGATGAAATCTCAGTCTCTTGTGGAGCAACTTGAACTTCTGAACCAGCGATCCACTTCTGAGTCCAGGGTAGTGGATTAGATCCGCCTTTAGTTACAGGGGTGACTCCTATTGACACCATTCTCTTGTGTGCAATCCAGTCTACATAGTTGCACAATAGTTCTTCGTTGAGGCCAATCATTGTGCCGTTCTGGAAAAGATATTTGGCCCAAGCCTTCTCCTGATTAATTACATCAGTAAAAATCTTAGTAACTTCTGGTTCACATTCTTTCTTGATCTGCTCCCAGACCTTATCTTCTTTAGGAAGAATCTTTAGAATCTGTTGTGTTGCTGCTAGATGCACATTCTCATCACGAGCAATGAACTTAATGATCTTAGCATTACCTTCCATCTTCTTGAGTTCGGCAAATGCCCACGAACAAGCAAATGACACATAGAAACGAATGCCTTCTAGAGCATTAACAGCATTCAGACAAAGCCATAATGCCTTTTTGTTTTCGTATAGATCATAGTTCTTTGTGCCAATAATCTTATGCGTTTTAATAAGATCATCATAATAGCGGCTGATATCTTTAGCACAATCAACAATCTCTTTAATATTCAGCATATCATCAAATACTTTGGATGGATCAGCATACACATTACGAATGATATGTGTGTAAGACCTAGAGTGAATAGTCTCAAAGTAAGACCAAGTGATAATGAAAGTCTCTAGTTCTGGTAGAGATACGATAGGAAGAAATGCACTAACCGGCGCTCTACCTTGAACGCTATCAAGTAGAATCTGTCGCTTTAGGTTGCTTGTAAAAATATGTTGTTCATGCTCCGTTAAAGACTTAAAATCCTTAGCGTCACGGGTGCAATCAACCTCAGTTGGCTGCCAGAAGAAACCATTTTGCTTTTCAATTAGTTTTTCAAAGATAGGATACTTTTGAACGTCATATCTAACAACACCAAGACTATCTGAGAAGAACATACTTCTAGAAGTATAATCGGATGTGTTATCAAAAACTGTCATTAGTTAAATCCTTTTAATCATAAGATATGCGTGTTTATTTTTACCAAAATAATTCTCAACAAAATCGGACTTTGCAAAGTTCAATTCTCTACACATATCTATAACATATTTTTGTTTAATGTCAACATGTAATGTAATATTATTAACATTATTTTTCATTATGGCAGTTATATCTTCCATAAATTCTTTTATGTTTTCATAATTTTGAAATTCTGTTAGAATATAAAGTTTTGTTATCTTACATGTTGAGTTATCTATCTTTAGAGAAAAATGACCTATAAGATATTTCTTATTGCCGTAGTTCTTTTCTATAAGATATATCTGATCACCAAGAACAAACATGTTCCATAAAGTATGAAACACTTTGTTGTTAATTTTATTTTTTAGTATTTCTCTAAAACTTAATTTCTTGATTATCATCTGGATTCTCCAATACAACCCTAGCCAATCGTTCTATGACTTTTAGATCATAATCATGACTGTCAAACGATTTAATCAAAGAATCCGCCGCCACCCTTGGATCCATTCCGCGGCAGAGATATATATCAATGCTGGCATAATTAAATTCTGGCCAAGTGTGAATAGATAAATGACTTTCTGATACTGCGACAATTCCTGTTACTCCCCATTGACCACCAAAGTGGTGGAAATAATCGTGAAGGATATGGGCACCAGCATCTTTTGCCGCCTGAATCATACTGTCTCTTACGAACTTGTCATCCTTAAGTTTTTCAGCGGCAACATGATTGATATCAAGTAAAATATGGGTTCCACTCACAAGTGTTTTTTGTGTAGTCATTCTTTTGATTCCGAATTTAGAAGATTAAAAATCTATTTATAGTTTACAACTATCACAGTCTTCGTCTTGAATCGGAACCTCGCTCACGGTAGGCTTTACTTCAATTTCACCCGACTGATCATTAGTATTAAAATAATATAACTGCTTACCGCCAAACTTATAGAACATCAAAATATGCTTCAACATGTCGCTTAGAGGAATTTTTTCGTCTGGATAGAACTTAGGATTATAAGAGGTGTTTACAGAAATACCTTGATCAATATACTTCTGTAGAACGGCACAGATATTCAGATAACCTTCAGGAGACTTGATATCCCAAAGAAGTTCATACTTGTTTTTCAGTCTCTTTAGATTAGGTACTACTTGCTTTAGTACACCATCCTTAGACTGCTTCACACTAATCAAGCCACGAGGAGGTTCAATACCATTCGTGGCATTGCTGATTAGAGCAGAAGTCTCAGCAGGCATGATTGCCATCAGAGTAGCATTACGAATACCAGTTTCCTTTAACTGTTCACGCAAAGCATCCCACTCCATATATTCTCTATGTTTAACTAGATTGTCAACATCTTTTTTGTATGTATCAATGGGTAGAATACCCTTTGAGTATTTTACATTATCGGGTGCGCCAAGAGTTCCCTTTTCTTTTGCAAGATCAGCAGATGCTCTAATTAGGTAATATGACCAAGCCTGTGCAAACTCGTCAATCATAACAAGATTTGGATTGCTATATGTCATATCATTTGTTGCCATCCAGTTGGCAAAGTTAATAATACCAATACCTAAAGGACGATACTTCCTTGTTGAAGTCTCAGCGGCCTTTACTGGATAAGATTGATAATCAAGCAAAGCATCTAGCGCACGAACTGCCAACTCACAAGGCTTCTTGAAGTCTTCAGGAGTCTTGATCTTACCCCAGTTGATTGCTGATAGAGTGCATAGAGCAATCTCACCTTCTTCGTCATTGATATCTTTCAATGGCTTAGTTGGTAGATTAATCTCACAGCACAAATTACTTTGCCTGATAGGTGCGTCAATGAATGAGCCATGATCATTAGCATGGTCAACATTCATAAGATAGATACGACCAGTATCTTTTCTTTCTTGAATGAAAGAAGAAAACAATTCAACAGCAGAGATTTGCTTCTTTCTTAGTTTGGTGCTTCTTTCTGCCTTTTCATAAAGTTCCTTGAACTTTTCTGCATCAGTAAAGAAAGCATTATATAATTCTGGCACATCTCGTGGAGAAAATAATGTGATCATTCCACCAGAGATTAGTCGTTCATACATCAACTTATTAAACTGTACACCATAATCCATATGACGCACACGATTTTCTTCTGTGCCTTTATTGTTCTTTAAAACAAGTAAGTCTTCTACTTCGAGGTGCCAGATAGGATAATATAGAGTCGCCGCGCCACCCCGCACACCACCCTGAGAGCAAGACTTAACAGAAGCCTGAAATAACTTATAAAAAGGAATAACACCAGTATGAAAAGCATCACCGTTGCGAATAGAACTGCCGATAGCGCGGATATTACCACCACCAATTCCGATTCCAGCCTTTTGCGAAACATATTTAACGATTGCAGAACTTGTTGCGTTGATTGAGTCAAGAGAGTCCTCCGTTTCTACTAGAACACAGGAAGAAAATTGTTTCTGCGGTGTCCTTAGTCCAGCCATGATGGGAGTTGGCAAAGAAACATCAAAGGTGCTAATAGCATCATAATATTCTTTTACCCACTTCATTCTAGTTTCTTTTGGATACTTTGCGAATAAATTCATCGCAATAAACATATATGCCATCTGTGGAGTTTCGTAGAACTTCTTAGTGACACGATTTTTTACGAGATACTTACCGCGCCACTGTTCCATAGCAGCATAGGTGAATAGAAAATCACGATCATGATTGATATAATTTGCTAACTCAACCCATTCGTCTTGATTATAATCCGAAGCCAAAGATTTATCATAGTAACCCTCAAGCACAACCCTACCATAATGTTTGAAAAGGTGCCATGGTTCATATTCACCATAAACTTCTTTACGAAGATTATAGTTGATCAATCTACCGGCAACATACTGATAGTTTGGATTTTCTTCTGTAATTAAATCAGACGAAGATTTAATAATTGTTTCTTGAATATCAGAAGTTTTAATCTTATCATAAAATTGAATGTGTGACTTGATGGCAATTTCTGAAACAGAAACTCCAGTTAAACCTTCACATGCCCACGAAATTACTTTATGAAACTTCTCAATATCTAATAGTTCTTTTTCGCCATTTCTTTTTGTTACTGTAGTTATCTGATTCATTTATTATTTTCCGAGATGATATTATCGTAATTTACTTCGTTGTTATGTATTGTGTTCTTGTAATTAGGATCAATACTGTATGTAGTTTCGTGTGGTAGTAAAGCATATCCTGCGATATCATCCCAAGTATCTTGATAATAAGGATCACCATTCACTGCTCTAGAAAGTTTATTAGCGATCATATCTAACTTCTCTAAGATTGCTGGACTGCAATCTTTATAACTAGAACCTAACTTATATGCATCTTTAATTGCTTGTGCTACGGCTGCTTGAGTCTGCCAGTCGCCGTACTTAGAGTTTCTTTCTCTATGAATATTATCTATATGTTCGCTCATGATTTCACCAGTTATGAATGATGTTGAATATAATAAAAAAGTTGGTAATTACCGCTTGTATAACTAATAGCGTTCTAATCCATGCTACACGATCTGCTTCTGAATTACAAGCAGAACTTTTTTCACCTAGTGCTTTACACCAGATTCTCCAAAACATTATACGCTCTTTTTAATTTCTTCTAGTGTTT